CTCCCATGGAACCTGGAGCAGCCCTCCTGTGCCACGTGCCCCTGCCTCAATACCACGCTCTATAGATGGCGCAGCACGGGGGGCTACTTTGGTAATGGGATCAGCCAATGTTCGTGCCAGCGGTGTTGCAGCCTTCACCAATCCTGCCCCAGCTCTAGCGGCAAGATACGGAGCCAATGCACCCGCAATCATCTCTGAGGCAAACCAATGACCCCATCCTGCCTCTGCTGCATCCTGGGCATCCTCAATGGCTCTCTCCACTCGAGTCCCTATATCGCCTTCTTCGGTAAGCCCTCCCCAGAAAGCCTTAGCTGCTGCGGGATATTTCTCTATTCGCGGGCCCTCAAATGTACGAGGTTCTCCCATAGGCGCTGGCTTCATCAAATATGGTGGATACGCTGGTAGAATAGGCGATGCAGCGAGACCAAGCAATTGCCACCCTAACTCCGCTCCACGCAGAAGAGGAGTTAGGATAGGTCTAGGATCAGCACCACCGGGTATGGCTCTCCCATATGGCCCTTGGGCACCTTGTTCCCAGGCCTCCAACCCCTTACCAATAACCCCTAGCACCGGGGCCACCTTGGGCATAGCCTTCTCAGCCCAAGGACTCACCCAGCCTGTAATGTCCTCCCACCATTCAGGGGCCTCTGGTCCCGTGCGCCCAGAAGGTATAGGGACAAGTTCAGCAGGTTCAGGCCGCTTCAGCTTATTAAGCCGTTCCCTATCTATATCACCCATTAGTAGTTAAACAAGAACCTCGTTCTAGGATTTGCTGACATGCCGGTTACGCCTCGTGCCGTTTGTGGTAGACGCCCATAGCGGGCTGTCCACGGGTTCGTCTCAAGAAACTCCTGGAATGTTGCGGGTTCCTGCCCTGTGCGCAATGCCGTTCCAATGTTCCCTAGATAGTCACTGAAGACATCCTGGTACGACTGCTGGTAGTACCGGCCTCGGCGCGGGCTCTTCCCGGCAAACCCCAGGCCAGCCGGGGAACTGTAGTACGCCGCCTGCGGCATCTGCGGCAGCAGGAGACTACCCCAGTCACCACCAGCTAACCAGTCTTCGAGTGCATTATTTCCGTTTGCCATACTGCCCTCCCTTTAGCCTGGAAGAAACCCGCCTACGGTAGGTGTGTCTTCTGTCCGTTGTAGATACCAGTCAAGGAAATTCGCCCCGGGGTCTCTCGCCATAAGCTGCCCTTCCAACTCACTCAGTGCGCTGGTAATGGCATCGCCCATAGGCCCACCATAGAGACCGCCGCCTCCACGCTGCAATGCCAAAAGGTTCGCAAGCTGTGCCTGGTTTTCCGCAGCAACACCTTCTGGGGCTGTCCCATAGGTCTGTCTGTACATAAGTATTTGCGCTGGCGACATTTCACCAAGTTCACCACCTTCATATCGTCCTGTCACTGGATTCCAGGTTGCCATCGCCTCTGTTATTGCAGGGCCTGCGTATTCACCTGTCAGAACATATTGTCCTGTATCTGGGTCCACATCTTCCAGAACATCAGGGCTGACATACTCAAAGAACTGCGCTCCGGGCATTCTTGCCATGAGGGCAGCCTGTTCTGCTCGTGCCCGCAGTTGACTGTAGTTTGACTCCCAGTCCCGGTTTACGTTCATGAAGTCTGAAAACCCACCGTAATTAGGCATCATTGGTTGTTGCAGGTAGTACTGCTGAAGCAAAGGATTTGCTGCACCATAAAATGCGGACCGCATCCCGCTTGGTCCGGGGCGGAACTTCGTCCGTGCAAACTGCAGTTGTTGCTCTTTAGGTGTTAGGTACTGCCAGTCTATACCCGCTTCCCTAAAAAGATCCTTCATTGCGGATGTGTCGCCAAAACCATTAGTCATTATTACCCCTCCATTCGTACTTACTTCACAAGATACTGATATGTCCGAGTCTTACAATCCCTTCAATACAGAGTAGCCTGAAACTTTGCTTCTTCCTTTGCTTCCGCATCCCTGCTTGCCATAGCTGGCGTATCCTTCACAAAGGCTTCGATGAAGTCGAAGGAATCTCTCCCAGAGGCTTTCCAGTCCTCCATCATGCCTTGATAGAAATTCATCATCTTTGCCTTTAACCAGTTGTCAGCCCCCGGATGGATATTATACATCCCCACAAGGGTCGCCAGGCGGGTAGAACTGTCTGGATCCATGAACACAAACCGGTCCATGATGGTTTTCTTGCCCGGCGTATCCGCTTTCTCAAATCTCGCATAGGTCTCCGCTGCTGAATCATCTTTGATCTTAAGCATCCTATTCCGAAGACCAAACACATCCCTGTAGAAGCCCTGCCCGTAGCGTATAGCTTTCGGGTCATTAAAATAGCCTATTACGTCTTCAACAGGATCGCCCTTGGAGTCCCGGCCTGAAAGCCAAGTACTGAATACACCTTCTTCCTTTATCCTTGCAGCCTCATCCAGCTCAAGGGAGGGATCTTTCAGGCTGGCAAAAGGTGTCCAGTCTTTCCGAGATAGGTAGAAGAGCGTCTTAGCCTCATTATACATCTGGTCCCTTCCCCGCTGCGCCTCGGAGCGTTGTGAGCCCGGGATGGCATTAAAGAGTCTTATAAATTGTTCTTGATACGAGGGCATACCGGTATCAATCTTGGCTTCCCTGGCTTCTCTGCGAGCGAAAGACCTTTCAACCAAAGAATCTACCTCCTCCTTTATCTTGGCTTTGGTCCACTTCTCGTCATCGTCGGATTTATCAGCACCAACACCATCGACAGTAGATGCCTTCGTTTCTTGAAATTGGTCTAGGGCGGCGAGCAACTGGACTCTATGTTCCAAAGACCCCTTCCAGTCAGGGAAGTTGATCCAGTCCATTGCCATTTGTAGGCCGGATTTGGGATTTTCAGACAGATATTCTAACAATTTACTAGCAGCAACCTCTGGTTCTTCCTCAAGAATGTAGTTAAATGACTCATTTAGCTCCTGGTAATACTCATTTAGCTCCTGTTGATACTCATTATCCTGTTGACTGGTATCGTCACCTTCTCCGTCTTCTTCCACGTCAGTGGGTAACAATTCCCACGGGACGCCCTTTCCGGCTAGGCTGGCATTGTACTCATCCAATACCTCGCTAAATGCTTGTTCGGTGCGGGGGTAGGCCAGGATTGCGTCTACTGTCTCGTCAGTGGATGGCAAATCCCACCTGTCCTCGTACTCTTTCAATATGTCCGGTACGCTGTCCTCGTACTTTTCCAATGCCACTTTAAATGCGTCTGCTTTATCTTCAAATAATTCTTCATTTGCAGCTTCGTTTGCTTCCATAATATTATTGACAATACCCTCGTCGTCAGGCCAAACGTAGGTCCCTTCATAAGGGTCCACCTCGACATCGTATCCCAACCACCCGAAGTCCTCATACGGGTCTTCATCTGGCCCGAACATTTCATCTTCTAGGGCTTCAAGTTTCTGGTCCTGGACATTGGTATAATCTGCTATTGACTGATCCCAGGTGAGACCTTTCTCAAGCATGCCCCAGAAGACTTCTATTTCAGCGCCCGTATGGGCTTTTTCCATCGCAAGTGTCAGATGTTCATAATCGCCAAACATATTATTATTATTAGCCATCTCTTATCCTCCCTAAGCGCCCGGTCTCGGTGTGCCCGGAGGCACTAACGGACCAGCCTGTGGAGTCGGCATAGGTGGCGGAACTCCCTGCATTGCCGGTGGCATCACCGCCGGGTTCATTGTCGGTGGCCCGCCAGGGGGAGCCCCAGGAGGGGGAGCCCCCGGAGGCCCTCCAGGGGGGCCTCCAGATGGAGAGGAGTTCCGCATTTCCGCTGCCTGTCGTTTCTGCATAATCACCGACGTTAGTTCATTGGCATAAAACCGCACCAAGTCATCCCGCCCCTGCCGTTCTGAGGCACGGAGCAGTGTCCAGAGTGCTGCCTCGGGGAGCATCCTTTCTGCCATCTGCTCCTTGATCGAATCGTCCATCTGGTCAGCGTCCTGTATTGCAAGGATGCGGTCCCTGATGGCACGGTCGGAGAGTAGTGGCGTCGGGCCTTCCCTAGCAATCTGGGCCATTGAGTAGCGGGTCATGTCGTCCTGTGGCAATTGACCCACTAGGTTGACAAGCGGTGCGCCCGTATTCTTCATGGAGTCCGGGTTTATCTCCTCAGTGAAGTACACCCTGTTCCGATCCATACCGGAGACTTCCATAGACTTAAAAGAGCCACCAGCGTACTGGTCTGAGATGAGATTAAATATCATCTGATAGGCCCGTTCAACTCCTCTGAGGTACTTGTTGACCGTCGTTTCTACGCCCTGTCGGAGCGTATTGATAGCAAATCCGCTTAACTGGAACGGCAGTTCGCCGTACACAGAGTGCGGGATGGAACCCCGCTGCATCTCACCGGAGACTAGGCTCATAAACGCCCCGGTCTCCTTAGCGACTTCCAGCAGCCCAAGGGGTTCGACGTTCTCGTTCTGAGCAAGGGAAATCTCCGAACCTTCCAGATACGGGTCTTCATCGAGTGATTTTGTCCCATCCCTGGAACGGACGATGAGCCCCTGCCTTCGGGACCGTGCGGTCAGTTCGAGAAGCGTACTCATCATGAGGTTATGCTTGGGATACAAATCCCTTGTCGAATGGAAGACGCTTTCTCCCACATCGGCGATGGTATCCACCGTATTGGATGAGGCCAGCGTAACGATATAGGGGTTTGCCCCGATAGGGCAGACAAACGCAGGCACCTGGTCAGCGCCGTGGACTACCTGTTTCTTCACCGTCTTAGTTAAGGGGCTGTCCCCTGAGCCGTTATAGATGATGATCGTATTCATTTCCTTGTCGTAGAAGTCATAGACGGCAATGGCATCTCCCCGATACGGGGTATCCCAGTCCACCCGGATACCATACTGAGCAAAGATCTGGTCCTTTGTCTTCGGAACCTTATAGCAAACCCAGTCCAACCCTTCCGGTCCGACACCCCAATAGGTATGCATCGGGTCCCACGGGGTTATGTCAACGTAGGTTGTGCCATCTTTTCTTTTTGCGAGGAGCGCTCTGCCTGCGACCCACCCACGAACTGCCGCATACCAGCCGAGCTGGTCACGGAGGGTCGGGACCATCATCCGCATGAGCCGTTCATCGGCGGCACGGGATATCCCGATCAGGAAGCGTTCCTTCATTTCGTTCCGCTGCCGCAGATCCGGGTCAACGGTATCGTGGGGAATCCTGACGGTCATCTCCGCCCCGGACACCCAGCCGATAACCTTTTCCGCATAGGTCTGCGGGCTATTCGACGTATAGGACTGGTATCCCTCGCCTGCGTCAAAGGGCTCCAGGCGGTACAGGTCATGGTCTTCCTGCATCCTAGTCCTGAGCGGCTCGGTTGCATCATAGTGTGCATCGACCAGCTCGATAATATCTTCAGGTTTCCGTTTCGCCATTTACCACCTCTTCACATGGATACTCTGCCGTCCTTCGACGTAGCCGTACCCGAAACGATCTATGAGACCATAAATCACTGCTTTTACCCCGTGATTGTTTTTATCTTCCGGGATATCCCCTACTATATTCCCTTCTCGGTCTGTTTTCCAGCGGTAGACCCTAGTCTGCCCGTC